CGGTTCTCCTTTATGTAAGTTAAGTTGCTTTTCAAGCATACCATCATATCCTTTTCTTTTTGTGTGAACATTTTATGAAAGAGAACACCGGCAAAGCTGTATCGTGTATTTTTTTTCAACTTGAATGAATAACAAAAAAAAGACCGCCAACGGAAGGCGGTCTCTTCTTATTTTCGCATGTGCAAAAATAACTTTGAATGGATATTTATTGTATATGAAACACAATCTACTGTCAAGAAGTCCAAAGAACTTTTCCTCATAGATAAATAGACCTCCATAAAAAATAGAGGTCAGCAGACTTATATATACTATAAAACAAGTTATCATTAATTTACACGGAACAAAGAAAAATAAAACCCCTAGTCGTGATAAGTCAACTAGGGGAGATGGAATTGAAAACAATGTTACATGTACAGTGCTTAAGAGTAATAAGGAAGAATATAACCTCACTACAATTAAAAGTTTATCACAGAATCCTCTTTATTTCTGTAGATAAAATTTGAACATTCTTGCTGTTCTAGCCCATTTTCATGTCCAAACTGGACAAAAAAAAGACCCCTTTTAAAGGAAGAGGCCAACTAAATCTATTCATAAAAAGTTTTGCGGAGTATTATTTCTTACCCGAAAAAAGATAAACTAAACAAAAGCAATTGCAGACGCCCAGTTTCCATCATTTTATATGTATAAGTCTGCCAAGAGAGGCTACTCATCACGACAAGAAAAGCGTCTTCTTGGCTCGTGCGCTAGTTCTTGCTCTTATACAGCCTCAGTTTTTGTTCGTCCAATTGCCTCTTTTTTTACGTTCACTCCTCTCTACTAATGTTTGCCAACGTGGAAATACCATTTCCACCTCTATCTGCCGATATAACTTGTACCATCTCTTCCCCCTTCTTGTTAGTCCGTATTCATGTCTGCTCAGATGATGCCGGTAGATATATTTCTTTGCTTCTAACCAATACAACGTGCACATACATTGATTTTTAGTCATCCCATTCAGTTCGATAGGACGTGTTAAAAAGATTTCAAAAGAAAATTCTGGCTCTAGTAGCCAACACAGTATACAGCCTTTTTGCCAACGCTTTGGTTCTTCCATAGGAACCCCTCTTCATTTGAACGCTGTATAAAATAGACTAGCAGCCAAGAAAACGCGGCTATTGCCATAAAAAAAAGACCAGTATGAGCCTACTGATCCAGTGAAAAGATGTTAAAACAATAATCCATACACATTAATTGAGGTGTGCCCTTAAGTGGGTACATCTGCAGTATATCATATATCCGCGAAATGTCTGTGGATAAAATGTGGATATTTGTAAGCGCTTTTAAAATTATTTGTCTAATTTACACAAAAGAACCAACTCCGAAGAGTTGGCCTTCTAGTTAACTATCTTCGATTATTTTATATGGAAAATATCTTTCATCTTCTCAAAATTGAAACAGTTTCTTATTTGTATTTTATTAAATACTTTATTTAACGCTGACGAATTTTTGACAGTATATACTTACCCAAAATCACGATTATAAATAATAAAATTAAATAGACGGTAGCGAAATGTGTAAGAGTACTTATGTCTGTAAATAAGGATAAAATTAATAATACAACAAACATCATACCATATACAATTAAGGTATCCTCAATAATTTTTTTCATTTTAGCTTCCCTTCATACTTATTGCTTACCTGCATTGCCAGTAAGAACCCCAACGAAATAGTTGTAATCAAACCAAATGCCATTTTTAATAGATGTAGTTCCAATACCTGCAATTCCACAAGCTAACTGGACAATTTTTGCCGGTGCATATACCGAACCAGCTGTAAATCCTACAAGTAAAGCATTACGTAAAGAGCCCGCGCTAATTTTTATTCTTGCATAGTTCCAGTGGAAAGTAATCGAATTAACTCCTGCTCCTCGCAACAAGCCTGATTGAATTAAGCTTTCTTGACCAGAGGGTGAAATGATTGTGCTTGTATTTTGAGTATCTTGCTTAGCCGCTTCAATATATTTATTTGTTTGGCTAATTTGATTTTGGACAAGAGCCACTTTTTCAGATGTTAATTCTTGGCTAATGTTTGGGTTTAAGACAAATAAATTTTCCTGATTGATAGATATGTACTTTCCAGCAATAATAGTATCCATATCTGTTAAAACAACTTCTTCAACAGATGTGTTTTGAGACATGATCCCATAATCTTGAGTGTATTCTGCTGCAAAAGCAGAAGTGGTAAATACAAACGGAGTCAATACTAAGGTCGATACAGCGATAGGAATCGCTATTTTAGAAATTTTATGTACATTCATTTTCCCATCTCCTTTTTAATTATCACACAATGTCTATATTTTTTGTATTTAATTCTAGACAAGTGTACATTTCTATTTTACCATCTTAATTTGCGAAAAAATGTATAAAAATTGTGTAAAATCATAAATTTTCCATGTTTTCCTTGTCTTTTTTACACAAAAAAACAAGGCTAGTTTCCGCTAACCTTGCTCGTCACTCATGCCAGATGACTGCTGTTGCAAAAAAAGAACGACATAGCATGAAAAATATATAGGACTTGTTTATTGTAGCGTATTAGCATGTAAAAATCTGTAGATAGTTTGTGAATAAATGGTATGAAGCGTTCTATTTTATGGTGTTTTTACGCAAACAAAAAAAACTTACTTTAGTGGATATCGTATGACATAAAAAAACACCCTCTATATATTTCATAGAGGGTGTTCTCTTAACGTTATTTAATTAATTATGATTTTGCTTTGCTTTTTTGGAAAATTTTTTTATATCCAAATACGCCTAAGCCTATTACTCCAAAAGCTAGTACTATTTCAACTACTGCCGCCACTGGACTAAATGACATACTTTTCAACTCCTTATTTCAAATTAATCATGATAACCTACGAGTTTGCTTCCGCTAACTTTAACCCCATAGAACCCTGTCCAACTCATTATATAATTAGAAAACCTGAAATTAGCTTGCGCTTTTTTAGTTGAAAGTTTTTTCACAGATGCCGAATCTACTTTATTAATAACTGTTTTATAACGCAGGTCGTAGGCTGATTGAATTTCTCCGCTTGATCCAACTTTTTTACATTTAATTTTGAAGCTTGTATTAGTAACAGTGTCTTTATAAGAAATTGTATATTGGCGCGTTCCGCTTCCTATAGTAGTTCTTAAAAGGACATTCTCCAAGTCTGGTGCAATTGTCGCAGTTCCCGTTTCGCCATTCGAATCAATATAAGTTTCTGAAAGGATAGTATCGTCATTCATATCATAGGTAATTAAGTCATCAACTTCCGCAGCATCTACTTTGATTGTCATGGTTTTATAAGTTAGCATAAAAAAATAATATTGATAGTATAATTATTACGCCTATTATCATAACCAACTGCTTTGCTTTTTTTGATAGTTCCATTCTTATCTCTCCTTTTTTGTTGTTTATATATCATTTTAATTTTAACATGATAATAAGGGAAAATATAAAAAATACCCCAGAAACCCTACTTTTAGTCCTAAACGACAAATGTAAGCGTAATTTTCATTATTTTAGTATACTGTTCTGATCATATTAAATGAAAAAAGAACCAACTCCGAAGAGTTGGCCTTGATAAAAGAGTACTTATTTTTTATGCAAAGAGCACTCATTTAGTATAGCGTATGGATATCTAAAAATCTGTGGATAGTTTGTGAATAAATGGTATGAAGTGTTCTATTTTATGGTGTTTTTACGCAAAAAAAAAAGCCCCGCCACATCAAGACGGGGTAGGAGGTGTATGCCTAGCACTAGGAGGAGCTAGACACACGCACTTATTCGAATCTCAAAAAGGATTTAAAAAGACTCAAGGATACTTTACCCTGAATTCTGATTTCTAACCCTAAAAACTCCCACTCGAATAAGAGCGGGAGTTTTTTATTTATTTCACAAAATAATTCGTTGTATAAAACACTTTTTTGCGACTAGGATAATAAGCGCTTTTCAGTCCGTTTTTAGAAGGGTAGTGTTTTAATTTGTAGCCTGGTCGCTGTGTAATAATTTGACCACCCCGCAAGTCTTTGTTGTCCCACCAGATAGCGAAAGCTTTAACGGTTGCTGTAATCTGCCCTTTTTTGTTCGGTTTGCTTAATTTTGTTAAAAAGCCGTGATAGATGTAGCCAAGTGTCATTTTCCCATTCATCTTTGACATACGTTTTATACCAGTTATTTTTGAATGGCGGTATACTTTTTATTTTTCGTGCCTGTGCGCCATAGTCGAATCGGAACTTCATTTTTAAATTGCGGTTTCAATAACAGCGGCGCAACGTCCTGCACTTTTGCGGTAATAGCGTTACTAGTGCTACCGAAAAAGTAACTAATCGGCTTATCGCTATTCAGGTCTGATAAGTCGACAGGTTTACCGTTTCCTGCAATCCCTGTACTTGTGTACTGCCACAAATCACATTTGATTTTTGGTTTATATTGACTTTGTTTTGTGCCGTTATTTGTCCCGTATCTCGGAATCCAAGTGAAATCGGCTTTTACTTTTTCTAATCCATACTTGCCAATCATATTATGCTCGTAATAAAAACCAGTGCGCTTACCTGCTGCTTTTAGGACATCAAGGAAAGCCTGTGATGCCGCCGCGAGGTTTTTCTTGCCACATGCTTGTATACTTTCTTTTTCCACATCGAGCGCAAAGAACTTTGCTTCTGAATCGCTACGGGCTAAAAAGTCTCGTGCTTCCACTTTCGCATCATTTACAGACACAAACATGCCGAACGCGTAAACGCCAAACGGGATTTTGTATTGTTTTGCTTTTGAGACAAACTGCTTATAATGCCTGTCGGTTAGATTACTCCCGAACTGGACACGAATAATAATACCATCTATTTCACGCTTTAATTTATTCCAATCAAAATCGCTTGGTATTTGATGATGAGAAACGTCTAATATTTTAGCCATTTTATTTCACCTTCCTCGCTTGATTCTTTTGATCCAGTTTTTCAGTATCTAATCTCTGCTTTTCATAATTTAAAGCTTGTGAGCTGTCGCTTAGACCCTTCGTTGTTGGGTCAATATATGTGGCGAACAATGCAGATAGAACCGCCACAATAGACGCTGGGCTCTTAATAAATGTCATAAAAGAATTCCCTAGCGCTTGCCAACTATCTAAATCCGAAGCTTGGAACCCTCCCGTGCTCCAAATAATCGTCAAGATAGGTATAGCCGCTACAAACCACGTTGTCCCGCTTTTCAAACGTATTTTCCAATTGATTTTCATATTTTATCACTCCTATTTATTTTATAATCCGTGCAAAAATCGAGTCACAATATAGGTGACAACAACCGCCCCCGCGACACCTGCAACCCAACCGATAAGTCGATATGCCATTTTGTACTTGTCCACTTCCAAACTCCTTATACGTTCTTCCTGCACTTTAAGCTCTTTCATCACCTCACTTAACCCGTTGCGAACGGCATTTTCCATCATCAGTGACAGGGTGTCTTCGTTTAATACACGGTTATGTTTCACTTCTTCAAGCTCTTCTTGTATTTTACTAATGACCGCATCAGACCCTTGGAGGTCATTTCTTAATTCCTCAACGCATTTTTCGTTATTCTGAATACGCTTATTCAAGGCGAGGTAATCTGCATTGGAAAGTTCCACCTTTTGATCCATCTTCACCACCCCTATTTAATGTTCTTAGTCAGCGCTTCATGCACGGCAATAATCAAACGCCGTGCTCTGGAGCTGTTCTTTTCATTCACACCTTTAACCGTGACGATGATTTCCAAATCGCCGTCCTTAAAACTGGTCTGCAACTCAAACACTCCTTCCGATATCTTACTGGTCTAAGTTGCATAAAAAACCCTTATTCAGAGATTTTCAATTCTTGATTTTCTTTCAATTCATACTTCGATAAATCATTAAGCTTCATTAATCTGCCAACACTAATATTTAGTTTTGTTGCAATATCTGAAATTTTTTTCGTTTTTATTAACGACATATGTTTTTGTTTTTTCTTTACCGCATGCGTTTTTTACTTCATCTTTTAAATCCACTTTCGTTTCTACTTTTTTTCCAGTCATTATAATCACTCCTATTTATTAATCAATATCAAATCTAACATTATCAAGCCACACTCCAGCATCATTATTACTTTGAACCGCCATCAGCTTTACTTCTCCGTTTGGAAACACATAAACAGTCGCCACATTACCAGATACTTCTGATATTTGAGATACACTAAAGCCTTTTCGTTTTTTGGGTCTACATTCAGTTGGAAGCACAAACATAACTCCTAGTGTACTGGGGCGTTTAATTCCTCCTGTCATACGAACCTCATTGCCAACTTTTTTAAATTGCGGTGGATAGGTGGCATCTTGAATCGAAAATCCACTATTCAAATTCGGGTCTTGCCAACCTGTTTTAGAAATTCTTGGCTCATACTTTTGCGCTGCATCTTCTGCCGCGGCCACAATAGCATTATTCGCTTTCGCTGTTGCATCATCAGAAGCTGTTTCGATAGCTGTTTCGATATTCGTATCTGTATATAATTTGGCATCTGATAATGCTTGTGAAGCTTTTTTCTCCGCATCTTGTTTAGCTAATTCAAGACTTTCTGTGAATTTAGCATCCACATTTTTAGCAGTCGCTAACTCTACCCAACCAATAGAATCTGTCGTATCGCTATTAACATAAGGTGCCGCTGGATTCCCTGTAAAGTACCTTTGAAATAGTCTGCCGTTAAAAGACTTGAATTGTTGTATAAATGAAGTTGATGTTCTGGCGTAGACATGCGTTATACCTATCGTGTTAGCACCTAAATCAATAGGTGCATTTGAAGCATTTGCAGCTATACTATAATTCCTTCCTGCCTCCGTGGCTAAATCTAAATCATTAATAAAAGTGAGACTTGTATTCAGTAATTTAGACCCGTTTTGCGTCAGGTTTTTAGTCTGTATATCGACATTTTCTAGCTGTCCTAAATCAGTATTTGTTATGCGTAACGTTCTATTTAGTTGCATTTCCGTATCCCCAAAATTTCTTGCCAATTTTAAATGGTTAAATTCTGAAATAGCGCTATATGTGGTTACCCCAGAAATTTCCGCCTTAATACTAGTAACATCCATTCTCGCTTGGCCAGTGATGTAAGAATCTGTTTTCGCTACGGGATCTATAAAATACTCGTTGTCTCCTGTCGCTACTCCTGAACCGACAGTAACATTAAGTGTTTTATTCCAAACACCATCCGAATTTTTGAATTGCACCTTTATTGTAGTGCCTTCTGGAAGCGCTCCGATATAATGTCTAATTTTTCCGTATTTCATGGTATAGGCGACATCTGCTGTACTAGAAATGGTCCCTGATGCTTCTCCGCCTACTTTTAATAACGCCGCCTCATTGGCATCCGCAAGAGCTTTATCCGCTATGACTTGCGCAATCGTGTCAATCGCTTGCTTAGTTAAAAACGGTGTCATATAGGCTGTATTACTAATTCCTGATTGCGCCTCGTTTGTTGTAGCTAGCCCAAAATTATTAACCGCGTTCAGTCCAACTTGTGCTTTCGTCACTTTATGTGGATTGTCAGTACTGCTTTTGTGCGCATTAAATTCCACTTTCGAGGCTTGTTCAATATTTGTTACATCGCTTAACCCAAGTTGCGCTTTTGTCACGCCGTGTGGATTATTTTGGTTTGCTACATGTGCATCGAAACTAGCTTTTGGTGCCTGTTTAATATCGTCGACATTGCCTAACCCTATTTGCGTTTTTGTCACGCCGTGCGGATTTGCTTTATTGTTAATGTGAGTATTTAAATCTGCATGTAATGCCGCTGTTTCTTGTATCTCTTTTAGAGCCTGGTATGTTGTATTAAAATACCAATTGAACCAGTCAGCAGGCGGTTTTTGACTAGCTTTCCATCCCTCAGCACGTGAACTTTCTGGTGGTTTTACTCCAACGGCTAACCATTCTGGAAGCTCTTTGTTAAACCTTGACATTTTAGACGCTCCTTTCTTTACAGTGGTAATTCGTAATCATTGCTTGGTGTGAATACTCCCCAAGTGTTCCGCCACTCGCCATATTTATATCCGCAAATCCTTGTTCGCTCGTTTCGATGTTTGAGCTGTTAGAAAATGAGAAAGTACCTTCCAAACTAACGTAAGCAACCCTAACCCCTCCCGCAACAATCGAATCAATAATTTGCATAAATTGATTCGTGCTGATTCCGACATTATTTAACGCATCGAGTGGTATTTTTTGTATAATAATGGCTGCAGGTTCTTTTTCGTCAGATGAACTCGAATCATTTGCATTCATAATATGAATGTCTGAGTAGTTACAATTTAATGACGAGGCAATCGCATGTACCATTTTATTTATGCTGCCGTCGCTCGCATTTCTAGCAACTTTCCCGCGTATCAAAACTCTGTATATCTCATCTGTTGCACGTCCTCTATTTTGCCCTACATTTTCACCTAACTCATTTAAAGCACGACCCTCGGCATTATTAATATCACGCCATTTTTCTGTTTTGATTAACAGATTTTTAATTTCCATTAGGTTTTCATCTAAAATAAGAAAAAGTTTGCCAAAATTGCTATTTTCATCTTTCGTAAAAACATCTGTTAGTTTCTCTAACAATTTTTTAGCCGACATGTTCAATCACCTCAATGTTATCTAGCGTGATTTGCGATACTTCATCAGGTTCAATAGTGATGTCGTTTGAATAGAGTCCCTCAACGCTTCTGCCGACTTTGACGATCGCAACAACAATTCCTTCTATGCGGTATATATTGGGATAGATAAAAGTGTGAATGACATCTTCTCCCATGTTCAGCGAATTTATATAGTCGTAAACCGCTTGTTTGATATCGCTGGTGCCTGTATCTTCAAATTTAGAATTCACTGTTACTTCTACTTGCGCATAGATTTGAACAGGCACTGCGTGATCAAAATAAACCTCATGGTCAAATCCTGATAAATCACGAATAGTGACTTGTTCTTTACCGACGGTCTCAATACCTGCAGCGACTGAATTAAATATCGCTTCCCCTATTTCTTCTTTAGCTCCACCAAAACAATATATGTGAACACTTTTAGGAGGATTATTATAGCTGTCCACTGCCATTGTATTGTTCTTTACAACAGAAACAGAACGAACTCCCGAAACTTGATTGATAGATGAAATAATCCCATTCACAGGTGGACCAGGACTTGCCCGAGTTCCTAATTTAATTCGCTCACGGTATGACGTATCGTTTTCTAATTCAGACCCACCACTTGCAGCTAAAGGATTTATAACACTTGATAAGTCTTCCGATGGCTCTAAAATGATATTTATTGAAGAGGCTGGCACGTTAGCTTTATCAGAATATATTTGCGATACCGCTAACCCTTTACCTTTTCCTTCTGCGTCAAGCGTAACAACGTCTACAGATTCAAAAATAATGTCATTGGCCGTTTTGAATTGAACGCCCTCTTCGATTGCGAAACCAGGTGCCCCCGTATATTCTAACTCCACCAAGGCAGGCATTTCAGGGTCTCGTAAAATGCCTTGATTGCTTCCTAACCTATCAAGTTGCGCACCCGTAGCCGTACTGATAAATGCCGAGTTATAAACTCTTTCTGCAAGTTCGTGAGTTAATGACAAAAACCATGCAAATATGCGAAGAATTATACCTATGACAGAATGGGAACTTGTATTTAAGTTTTCTCCAAAAAGTTCTTTTGCTTTACGCTCCATATCTTCTAAAAGCTCCGCATACACTTTTCGTTTAAATCCATTTTCATCCAGCATCTATACTCACCTCCTTTAATTCGATGTCGTCTCCTATAATGTCAGTCATTTTGATGTCAATTCGTAAATTCCTAGTATTTTTATTGAAATCAAAAAGGACACTATCAACGCTATCTATGCGTGCCTCTTGTGTGGTTATCGCTTCTATAATATCTTGTTCCACATAGTCCAAATTCACAGGTTTGTCGTGTAGATTCTCTCGCAACAGCCCCATATTTTCATCAAAAAAGAACTCGCCTAGACGAGTCCCTAAAATGATTCGGACGCTTTGTAAAACATCTTCTTTATCTTTAGTCAAGGAAAAATCACTTTGTTCTAAAAGCAAATCCCCTGATTCATTCATTCGAATATCTATCATACGTCCCACACTCCTACAATCACCGCATCGTTCACACTGTGCATTCTAGAGCTTGAAATACTGTAATCAATATTTCCGTTTATATTGTCTAAATCATAATCTGCAAACACCACAGCAACCACTTTACCAGTTGTAATATCTGCCTCCACGTGTTTCAGAACAAGCGCTCCTTGTATCAGCCCTTTTTTTTGAACCATTTGCTTTTAGCGCTAACGGCTGAACTGAGGCAATTTTTTCGCTCGTATCATAGTCAATAACTCGGCACATTTGCATCACGGCAATGTTTGCGTTAATCGCTCTTATAAGACCGTCAAAGAATTTAGTATCGTTAGCCATTTAGATAACCTCACAATCCGTGCTAAAGTTTGAACCGTCAAAGCTATGCGTTGCCATTTTTCACCCTAAATGAACCTTTCACTACGCTAGAATTCAAAGTAATTATAGATGCCGTAGCTATTCTATGCTGTAATAAACTTCGAATTGTCCAACCTTTTAATTCATCACTTTCAAAACGTTCAGGAGTAGCAACAAGACCAGTGTTATCATTAAGGACAAATCTTTCGTCATCACCATATTGAATAGACCTAATAACTAAATTTCCGCGCCTAAAATAAATAGCTGCCTTGCAGTCTTTTACAATTTCTTCTATTATGCTTAAAGCGTCACCGTCCGCTGTATACCCTGACTTATAACTCTTATTTTGAGGTAAATGTATCGAGTATATCTTAATTCCTGCACTTGAGGCAACACGTCTGATAATCGTATCCGCTTTTGTCCATTTCTTAAAGGTAATATTTACATCTTTTTTATCCGAGTAATCTATACCTTCCGAAAACAATATACTTGTAACCTTGTCCACGCCCGCCTTTCTAGTTGTCACACTTGTTATTTTACCTTGACTAAGTAATCCAACATCTCCCTTATACCCTGCTTGCAAAGTGATATGAGCTCCTTTTTTAATTTTATTGATGGATGCTTGGGATAGATTGTAAATTTCAATATTGCACTCTTCGGGCTTCGGTTCATCTGAAAAAGGAACAGAAAAATGGATTTCTAGTACATTGGACCATTCATTTTTATATTGAAAATTGGCTACATCTCGTCCGTTGTCAATTCGGACATAGATTTCTCTCATCCATAAAAATTTCTGAGTCAATTACCCCACCTCGTTATCTAAAGAAGGATTTTGTACCTCGTCGCTTAAATCATCTACATATAGAAAGACTGTTTTCATGAAATTTTCTTTTGTTATACATTGCTCTTTACCTGATTCGTCCAAAGGGACAATATCTATAGGGGGGAGCTGGTCATTTACAAAATCACTCCATAACCTCTCATTTAGCACTAACTTTTCGCCTAAAATGATAGGAACCTCATTAATATCATACAAATCAACTGAATATAAGTCCTCTGATGCTGCATAATTTATACCAAACAAATATGATCTACCAGCCAAATCTATTTCAAAAAGTTCGGGTATGTTATCAATTTCGATAGGAATATAATCTCTCACAGCCATTATTTGACCCTCGCTCTCTTCCCGATAGGTATTCGCCTATCAGGCCATTTATTCCAAGCTCTCAACTGCGCTATACTTGTACCGTAACGTTTCCACCATTTCCAATAGCAGTCCCCTTTTTTTAACTGTAATATACGTACCTGCAGCTTTCTTTGTGTTAGATGTTTGTTTTTTTACCGCCGGATGTTTTTTTTCTTTTGTACCCATGGCGTTGTTGCTCGTCTTAGTGTTGTGATAGAAACCGTGATTTCCATGCCATTTTCTATAGTGTCATATCCCTTTGTGACTTGACTAATAAGAATACTAGAATAATAAACTCGGCCTTTGTAGGAAATAATCGTGCCTTTTTGTGCATAATCACGCAACTTTTTATAATCCTGCTCAGCTGTTTTGCCGAGCAGGAAACCAGTAACACTTAATGTTTTATTTTGTTGTTGCACATGGTCCGTGATAGCCGCACCAACTTCTACAGGATAGTTTGTTACTTCAACTGGAACCGCCTCATCTTCTCTAGTATTTACTAACTTTACAGCTCCTAAAGTCGCCATTAAGCATGACCTCCTTGCGGACCATAGGTTCTAGTTAATTTATCGTACATCGCGTCTAATTGTTCTTGAATAATCTTTTTAAGTTTGGATTCATCTGCTGTTCCGCCGTCTTCAACTGTAATATTGATAGTCGGATTAAAATTGATGGTTGTACCATTTTTGCGATGAAGAATATCTTTTGTTTTTTCTGCAGTATGGATAATACCAGGTGAATCTGTAGTAAACAATTCTGGTCCTTCTTCGCCGACTAAGACTTCTTCGCCAGTCGGAGGTCGTCCGCCACGCGCAAATCGTCTCTTTCCACGAGGCCCCCAACCTCTTTTCCCATAAGGCAAGTCTCGTCTCCATGAAGAATTATTAAAGAATGCCAAGAGCTGGTCATATCCACTCAAGATGTTACGATGCCCTTTCATTGCGTAAGCTTTGAATGTTTGCGGAATATATTGTAATAGTCCTTGAGCTGGATTTCCGCTAAGCGTGTTAACGTCAACTACTGCAGATGATTGAATAATCCTTTGATTTCCGCCTGATTCTCGATGGATTTGAGCCACAATACCCGCGATTTCAGAAGCGCTGACATTTTCTTTCATCGCTATCGCCGCTTGTCGAATAATTGGAGCCCACGCTTGCGCTCCTTTTCCGCTTGGCCCAGCAGGTCCAGCTCCAAAACCTGCCACATCACTTAATTTATTCTTTAACCAAGAACCAGCTTTATTACCAAAGTAATCTACTACGCCGTTTGCCATCTTCCCAGCGCCTGAGTGATTATCAAGACCAGAACGTTTGGCCAATAATTTTTTTATACCAGCAACTGGGTTTGTCGCAAATTGGAACGCGGCACTTCCTACATCCTTTACTTTATCCACCGCACTAACAGCAAAGTCTTTCGCCGCATCTGCAAATGATGTATTTCCCTTAGAAAAACCTGGTAATACTATTCCAGCACCAAGTCCTCCGCTCATCATTTTTTTAGATTCTTGATGATTAAGGATTTTTGTTCCAGACTCTACTTGTGTAATTTCTGGACCATTTGCACCTAATATCCGAGCTTTTGCAGAGTTTTTGTTATAGGCGATTTCAAATCCTTCTTCACCTGCCATAATCTCTCCAGAAGCATTATCAGAACCAGTAAATCTCATTGCACGAACTCCAGATTGAGATGTTGAATGGTATTTCTTCTTATCTTTCGCTGAAAGTTTATCTTCTTGACTTTGAGGTATGCTGCCGCCTCCAATCAACGGAATAAGCTCTATACCAAAAAAGGAGAGCACTTTATTCACGCCTGTGAGTGCGTCATTTATTAATTTAAAAATATTCGTTTTGAATGTCGCCCATAGTCCAGCCGCTGTTGCTGTTGCCGTTGACGTAAAGGTCACAATACTTCCTGAAAACGCGCTCCACTTATCGCCTGCCCAAGATGTTATTTTGCCTACTGTATCTGAGAATCCATTTTTAAATTGATCCCATTTCGAGAGCGTCTCGCCAGTCTCCCAATCAACTTCATTTAAGTGACCTTTTGCTTGTTTTTTAGCTTCCTTTACAACGCCTTTGTGGGCTTTTTCGGCTTCTTCAATCTGCCCAGCGCGTTTCTTTTTTGGCTTTTTTTTAATAATTCCTTATACTCTTTATCGGATATTTCGCCAGTTACAAAGCGTTTTTCATCAAGTATTTTCTTCGTCTGGTTGTATTCTTTTTTTGCTTCCTTGATTGCACCATCGCGTGCTTTTGCAGAACTTTTTACTACTTTTGCGGCTGATTTAGCGGACATTTTCGACTTCGCACTCTCAAGGTTCCCCATGATAATTTTCTGTTCTTTTGCTGACTTCGATAATGCTTCTACTGCATTTCTACGTTGTGCAGCTTCTTCTATTTTTCGTTCCTTTGAATATCTCTCTTCTGATGATTTGCGATATTGTTTCCCGTCATCTTGAATACGTTTTATTTCGTCTTCTTCTTGTTTTGTAAGCTTTCTATTTTCTTTTCTTGCCCTATTTTTAATCTCATTTATCTTTGCTTCTTCATTCTTAACGCTAGTCTGTTGGTCTCTATAAAAATCTTTTTCGTTTTGTTTTAACGCCTTGTTAGAAGCTTCCAACTGACTTTTTTTTGTAGTCCGCAGACTCTTTAGAATCTTTTTTACCAGATGCCGCTCTTTCATCCGTTGCGATACCTAGTTTATTAAGTGTATCCCAGTCCTTTTGAGATTTAGCTGATTTTTTATCTATTGAATTTTTCGCAGGCTCAATCATACTATCGATAGTTTTTTATATTCGCATTGAGTTCACCTTTAGTCATAGGGCGACCTTCGGTAAATATTCTTGTATGGCTATCTGATAGCTTTTGTTCTACGCCTAAATATTTATTGACAGCTTTGGCACTTGATTTGGAAACTCCCTTACCACCTGCACCAATTTTCAAAGGATCTTCAAAGAAATTTTTTCGCTTCGCTCCAAGCGTCTTTTGCTCCACCTTTTACAGCTTTCCAACTCTTTTGTATAGCCTCTAAGCCTTTATTAGCAGCATTCACCTGGAACCCTAAAATCGGATGTTTTTCCGCAAATTTCGAAACGGCTCCCCAACCAGCTTTTAGTTTGTTGGCAATTTCGGGACCTTCTTTTTGTAAATACCCGCCTAGTTTTTTACCGAGGCTACTACCAGCAAAAGCTCCTATCGCTCCGCCAATTGCAGTGCCGATTCCTGGCGCAATCATAGTTCCAATTGCTGCGCCACCTGCGCCACCCGCTAAAGAGCCGCCAAAATTGCCTATTTTACTGCCTGCTGTATGTTTGGTCAAGGTCAGCAAGTCAAGCGCGCTAAGTCCAACACCTATAATCCCCGCACCTTTTGCTAGTTTCCCTACTGACCCGACTTTCCCTAAGCCAACTCTCGCCTTAGCAAGCAATCCAATTTTGCTGGCATTTCGGCTCACTCTTGATGTATCATCTACCACAGTTTCTGCCGTTTTTAAAGTTTTCGCCTTTTTGAAAAGAGAGAATCCTTTTTTGGATTTACCTGTTCTCGTTTGAGAGACATAGTTATCAGACATATCTATTGCTTTTGCAGAAGTGCTAGTTTCGGCTGCAGAAGTCGCCGCCGCTGGTCCAATTCGTTTTAATGAATTGGTTAATCTATCTGCCGATTCAACCGTTTTATCGATGAGGAATTTAGCGAGCTTAAATCCACCGAATGCCGTAACTGCTATTCCGGCAAACTTGCCTACTCTCTTCATACCTGTTGGATTATCTTTTGCAAAATCTGTAATGGTTTTTAACGGGGGAAGAACTACCGTTTTCATGACAGTTCCTGCCGCTTCTAATGTTTTAATTCCTCCATCAATAAATCCAGGTCCAAATGTAGAGGCAAATTCTTTCGCGCTTGGTATAAGGTCGTCTGTGAAGAAATCGCCCACATCGTGCATCAAATCGAATGCGGGCTTATAATCTTCTTTCAGACCTTTTACAACACTCGGAATGTCTGACATTTTTTTTTACAAAATTCCCAGCTTTAGTTATTAGTGGTGTAAAAAGTGGCAATAGATATTGACCAGCGTTTGACCCTAGCTCCTTGAGAGACTCAGAGAACACACGGCTAGCATTGGCCGCTTGGTCACTAGTGTTTTTAAAATCGTGGTGTGCAATTTTTGGTTTTACTCATAACATAGTTGTAACGTAATCTCACCAGTTCATCTTGCTTCATATCCTTCAAATTCACTTTTGCGGTTTCGTGTGATTTTTCTTCAATCTGCTGTAGTTTTGACCTCGCATCCCGTGCCTCTAGTGAGTTTTTACCGTGTTCTTTTATGGCTTCATTTAATTTTTTTTTGCGCTTTTTCTCTAGCAATTGCTTGTTTCGTTGCATCTACGCCGCTTTTCGTTGCTTTAACTGCACCTGTTTCAAGCGCAAATTGCTCTAAGTTTGTTTGCGTCATGACAATACCTAAGCTTTTTTAGCGCTTCTGTTTCACCTGTGAATACACCGTTCAGCGCTGTATTCGCACGGTCAATTCCAATATTTTTAAACGATGCCAAGTTCCCAGCTAAATTAACCATGCCTGTAGACATTTTTTCAGCTTCCGAAGTACTCAATCCCATTGAAGTACTCATATCGCCATAAGTTGCGGCTAGATCAAGCGCTGTGCCTTGAGCAAGACCTATATTATCTAGTGTTGTTTTAGACCAAGCTTTTACTCCATCAGCATTATCCTTAAAGGCTACGTCAACTTTATTAATGCTCTCATTTGTATCTGACGCTAACTCAAATACTTTCTTTCCTAAACTTGCTACTGCGCCAGTGCCGAGCCCTATAATCACACCTTTAAGCATGTTAAAACGATTTTTACTTTTTTCTGCGAAACCTTCTACATTTTTATCAAGATTATCAAACTCATGTTGAACATTCTTGACTCCACCTTTCGCAGAATTCAAAGAACGCTCTGTTTTTTCTCCTGCTCTTTTCGAAGTGTTTCCGAATTTTTCCGCTGCCCCATCTGCCCCTTTAAAATTACCTTCTAATTTGTTTGCATGGGCTGCGCTTTCTCGGATTTTCCCAGATTGCTTATGTATAGCGCGAGTGGCGCTATCCACAGCTTTAGCTGATTGATTGAAATTCCCTTCCATTTTGTCCGCTGAGCGAACAATACGATCTGTCTCTTCGTCTGCTCTCCTCAACATTTCATTATTAATCTTCCAATCAATTTGGATGGTTGTTTTTCTAATAGCTCCTGCCATGTTAGCCACCTCCTCGCGTCATGATTTCCATTCTTTTATTCGCAACAACAGCTAGAATCATTTCTTGCTCAGCTGTTGCAAATTGTATGTCTTCAGACGAAAAAGTGACTATCCCACTAATGTAAGGTAGCCACTCACCTAAATTATTTTCTACTTTCCTTTCCGCTACACGATAACTTGGATATTTACAGCATACGTCCAAGAAAGTTATCAGCCGCTGCCATGACCTCGCGATATCCGTCGTTTTCATTCCAATAGTCCCAATCGATACCATGTGGTTGAACAATCACTTCATCAAATAACTTTTCGTTATACGAAGTTTCCATGATAACGCCAACCATGTTTTTTGACTCGTCCAGAATCTCTTGAGCTCGGCGAACTCCTGGGAATTGGAATGTATATTCTGTCCCATCTTCCGCTGTATACGTTTCTTGTTTACCAAATTTAGCCAGTGGTTTTTTAACTTCTTTCGGAACACTTTGAACAGCTTGAGCTGCCGCTACATCTTTTTTAGTTGCCGTGTTTGTCGTTTTTTTTAGTTGTTTCTGTCATTTTTATTTCCTCCTAGGAAAGCGGCCAATTCGACCGCCTTAATTTATTTTTTAAGAATTGAAATCATGGTCATAATCCAAAATTTTAAATACAAAATCACGCTGTCCAGATTCTTTACCGTAGCTAACATCAGGGTCTTTCTCAATAAATGCCTTCGTTCCTCCAAAAAATTCTTTCTTATGGTGGACCCACAGAGGCGCAATCTTGCCTGCTTTCGCATCTTTAACAAGCTGAGGATAACAAGGTGAAGAAGCTGAAATCGTGACGGTTACCGTACCCAAACTGTTGTTGTTTTTTGACATCGTACCAAACCCCTGCGCATCCACCTTAGCTTCTGCACGGTTTGAATCGCGTGAGCCCTTTACCATGTCTCCATCGCCAAACCCGAATAGCGTTACCCCATCGCGTACGGTTTGAACTTCATTTGCATCATACATAAATTCATCTGCTGCCATTTTTTAATTCCTCCTTTCTTAGACCTCGATTGTTCCGTATACATCTACTGTGTGAATTGCCCCAGCACGTTTGTATCGGAACGAAATACCTCTATAATTCCTTGCTGCAATATCTTCTGGTTTCAAGTCAGCCCGTTGTTTTACTTCCATAGAGTAATCGCCCTCGCCCGTTTCGTCATTAAGGCTAATAATGCCATTAGAAAACGCTTCGGCCAGTACTGTCTTAACCTCAGATTGCAATAAAGAGATTCCACTAGCATCAAACGAGAGTTTATCTGTTTTAGATAAAAGCGTTTGAATACGAGTTTCTAAGTTTGTTTTAATCCAGTCGTCGCCGTGGAGGGCATCGATATACTCCATTCCTGCTGTAATCCCTTCGGAAGTTTGAGCAATTCCAGATTTATTTACATACGCAATCGCTCCCGCTTCATGAATCTCTTTAAGCTCATCTGCTGTAATCTCAGATGCTGTCACACTTTTGAGAGTCTTGAATTTCCAAGTGACAGACCCAACAGGCTTACTAGCGACCTCACCAAGTAATGCAGAATCAATATTCTCTTCGCTATTGTTGTGAACAATAACAATGGTTCTAGCATTACCTTTGAACTGCTGTGCTCCTGCCACATCTGCAACATTGACAACTAAAAATTTAAATGTTTTTTCCTCAATAAAATTAGAAATTGCAAGTGCATCTGCAGCGACATAATCAGCCAGTAAAGCAAAATGCCACGACTGATTAAATTGTTTCTCCACAAAAACGGCAGCTTCACCATCTGCAAAAGCACCTACAGCCACTTTATCAGGAGCGTTATCCTGTTTAAAAATAGCACTGGCTTTCATATATACACTTGTTGTCCGCGCATAATCTGCCTCAATTGATTCTAACGAGGTGTATTCTTTATAAGATGATGTGGCAGTGTCGGACTTTACTAAAATAAGTGGACGACCTAGCCCAACCTTAGGCGCTGGTTTGTAAATATCAATATGAATATTTACATCTGTAATTGCATCTACCATATTTAACTTCCTCCTTCATTTCCAATTGAGAAGTTCTCAATTTTTTGTACTTCTTGCACGTAAGAATCGCGAACTCTAAACTTAATATCGAGTCCAGCCATCCTTTCGTATTCAATACTTATTAATGTATCTCGTAAACCGTCATTATTGATATCAACGACCACAATATCCTTTTTCTTTCAATAAAAAATAGCCCCTCTTGGGAGCGAAACCATTTGTTTGTGCGATTAGCAAGGTTGAGCACTTCATGGCCAGAAAGCCCTCTCCACGTGAGAGAAACCCCAACTTCGAACATTTCATAATCGACAATATCCCAAGTAATTGGATTAAAGGGGCTCGTAATCGTGTATTGGCAATATGGATAATCTGGAGCCTCACCTGAGCTAGAACTCTCTATGAGTTGCTTACCAGCAGAAAGCTTGAATATCGCCTCAGCTAACGTCTCGATAAATTCCGAGTAATCAAACGAATTTGCTGTCACTGATACTCACCGCCTCACATCCATATTGCGTTACATTGGAATAGTCTGTATACGGAATAGATTCTTCAACAGAGAACTCTTTCCCATCTTGCGTCAAAATGATTGACTTTAAAGGTACTACTTCACTTGAAAACCAAATCATTTCATATTTTTCGATGCGCGATGCGGCATACTCTGAAATATTAGGCATTTGAGTCATTAATGACGATGGTACGAAAGGCTCGGAAATGTTTTTCCCTGCACTTTTATCAAACTTAAATGGAACCCATTCACCTTTTACATACTCCCCTTTTTTATCGGGAATCGTATAAAGCTTTAAAGGAACGCCAAATGTTGATAAGAGCGAACTGAAATCCATTTTTTCCATTACACCTTAACCACCTTCCATGTGACAGATTGCCGCATTTTCCCAGTCACGATTAAAGGATTATTCGTCCCTTTTCTTGCAACTGTAGCAGGTGCATTTGAAGGCTCATACAAATTTCTAATCTTCATTTGAATATCACCTTGTATCATTGCACCTAGACGTTGATATACTTGTTTAGCCGTGATATCTCCTTGAACTACAGCATCAATCCAACTATCGAACATATCTGCCCATTTTGCATTATTTTCATCAAAAGTAGAGCGTAAAAATGAACGTTCTGGTATATTAACTTCTTCCTTCAAATAAAACATAACCGTTAATTTCCCAGATTTATTAGATGTAGCAAGTATATTTTTACCTTTCGGCTTGAATAACCCTGGTATTTCACGCGCAGAACGATTTCCAGCTTCTTTGGTCGGTATAGTTAAATACTTGCCCTTCGGACGTATTGTAAGCCCGAATTCATGGACTCCTGCAAGCATTTGGATAAATGAGTCATCTTCACCAAATAGTCCAATTTGGAGGGAGTACTTATCTAACTCGTCTAATTCTTTAATCACTTTTCTCATAACGCTTTTATCATTCGTTACTTTCATCAGACAACTACCATACTTAGACCTTTCCGACCGTCACCATACAGCTTTAGCAACCTGGCATACTCTTGTCCGTATGCCGTACTGTTCAAATCCAAAAAAGAAAGGTCTTTATCTGAATACTCGCGTTTTAGCGGACCAACACCCTCAGACTTAACATTTTTTTCATCAAGAACAGCCAAATGCGCGGCTAGATATCGATTAGCAACATCTTGCCACTCATCTGGAAATCCTGCTTCTTTCACTTGCATAAACGCATCATCGATGAATAGTTGAAGTGCGTCTACTGACAGATTAGCAAGACCTTTTGCCGTTAGCTTCAACTTTTCTACCGTCGTTTTAGCCATAAAAAAAAGACCTCCTATTCTACGTGTGGAGTGTCACTCTCATCATTAAATATTTTTTCCTCTGGTGGATTTGTTAGTTCTTGGGTTCGTTCGTCAATGGCTTCGATTACCGTCTTTCGAGGTTTATCGGAATTAGCTTCTTGCTTGCGAAAAGCCTCTAAATCAGTAATCGAAAAAGTTTCTTGAATTAAAGCTTTTGCTTTTTCTGCATTGATAGACTTAATCCCTTCTAATTCCTCAACATTTTTTTGAAGAAATTAAGTCCTCAAAACTATTTGAAGCAAGCTCCCCTTTATTAATAAGATACATATTAAGTGGATGCTTTAATGCATCTTTTAATTCCTTAACTTGTGAATCGTCAATATTATTTGTGCCAGGGATTAGACGAACCGAACCAAAATGACGAATAAAATCCCCTTTATTTTCAACAATTATAGGCATTATCTTTCTCCTCCTTAAATCCCGTCACAACGGACAATGGCGTTCGGGAAGCGAACTACCACACCAGCAATCCGTTCTTCAAACGGTACTTTCGTCCGCGGAAAATTGTATTCTTCTGGATGGCGTTTAATTTCCATCGGGATTATCAATTCTGCCGTTTCATTAGAACTATGAACCAATGCGAAACTATCCGTACCATCCGTACCAAGTCCAACCATATCAGGCACACGGATAATATCAGTAAACCAAGCGCTCTCGCGTATAATTTGTAATACAGTTCGTTTATCTTCGTTGCTATAGCGCTTTTTGTTAATGATTTCATACTGTTTCGGCGGCAAGCAAAGCTTGATAGGTGCCGTACCGTAACCTGGTAGCGTAACAATTTTTGTGTGTGCCTCACCCAACTCATCTATAATCTGTTCAGCCGTTTTACTTTCCCATTTCGACAAACCGCCTTCACCTGTTACAGGGGAATTCATCACTTGAATACCTGCTGCTTCAAAAGCGCCTTTAATGGCATGCTTTTTATCCCCTTTAAAGGCAATGGCATTTTCTTTTTCAGCCATCACTCTGCGAACGGTGGTGGCTTTTGATGCATCCACCGTCGTGCCCTGCATACGAGCCGCACGTATGTCTTGAACCGTGAATGATAAAGCAGATGCAATACTGTAAATGCTAACAGAGTGTTTAACCATGTCCTCGTCAACGAGCGGAATATCAGTTGCTCCGTTTGCGATAATTTTTGCAGCGCCCGACCTACTCATAACATAATAAGTATATGTTTCCGCACCTTCGTTTACATCGTATTTCTGTGGAAATACATTTCTTGCGGTTAGTTCTTCTTGTTTAGGTTCATAAATAATGTTGTCGATTACTTCTAGATCGCGTGATTGAATAGTTGATTGTACTTTACCTGGCATTATAAAACTCCTCCTTTACACCTGTTAAGGCATGTTGATTTCTAATTTAACTAATCCATCTTTTTGCGCTGTAGATTTGAATGTTCCAATAACGTCTGTTTTGGTCGTCAGCGCGGTTGTTGAAGGTAAGAAATTACCTGTTGCAGTATTTGCTACAGCCTTCTCACCTGATTTAACATCTTCATCACAAATAACTACAATAGTCCCTTGTCGCATCACTGGAACAGCTTCATTTACGTTATATTCACCAATTTTCTCTGCATCATATTCAGGTACATAATTTTTAGCAATCGCAACACCGTAAAAATCACCATTACTTAACGGTTTTGCTTCATCTTCTGATACTTCGACAGCTTGACCAAACTTAATTTTCTCAATAACCGCTGCACTATCTGCTTGATAGCGCTGATAAGACGCAATTTTCCCCAATCCAATATCTGGTAACGTATATTCTTGTCCAACTGGAATACCCATAATTATTTATCCCCTTTCTTACCGATATTTCGCCGTGCTGCCTTTTTCTTTTCAAGTTCTTCTTCATTTTCGTCCGAAGGCTTACTTCTTCCAAAATTCGCATCTCTGGTAAATCCTTTAGTATCTGCGGTTTTTGCTAGAGATTCAAAGAACCCATTAACATAATCATCTGATTTGTCTGTTGCATCAAATGAATCAATGGACGTTTTAACCACTTCCTCTTTGATTTCGCGACTTGTTTTACCCTTGAAATCGTATGAATCACCTAAAAAAGTTTTAGCTGAATCAACCAGTTCTGCTCTTTCCTCAACCGCTTTATCAATTTCTTCTTCTGAAACCGTATTTTCTTTAGCTTCCTCAAGTTCTTCTTCTAACTGCGTGACTTTTGCTTTCAATCCATCACGCTCTCCCTCTAGATTATCAACTTTTTCAGCTTTTGCATTCGCTGCTTCAACTTTAGCTTCTAAAGCGGTCATATGAGATTTAACAGCAGAATCAACTTCATACTCTTTGCTATCAACTTTAATTGTTGCCATATTTTTGCTTCCTCCTTCGTATTTATTAGTTTTTTTATCAATCATATACGCCATGGAATCTCCGCGGATTGATATATCAGGGCCTACCCGCCCTTCATCTACAATAGCTAAATGATTGATAATAACAGATTTTTGCACTGCGTCATAACGTTCACCGCCGTATGTCCCTTCTTCTTCAACTAATTCTGACTCAAAGCCAAGCGATAATTCACGTTTACCACTCTTCACCTTTTGAATAGTTTTGGAATCCGTGATTGTAAAGGAAACAAATAACTTATTATCGCTCACCGCTGCATCTGTATGCGTTGTACCAACAGACAATTCCTTGTAATTCGAAGCATTTACTGGAACTTTTGGGTGGTCATCTGTAACTGGCTTAGCATTTAGTGATTGAATTGTATCGGCAGAAAAAAAGGTTTTCTGGAAGTTTTGCCTCCATGTGCATCGAGCCATCCCCGCGCATGTAAGGAAAAACACCTGGTTTGGTAACTGGCGCTCTTACAGTTAAATAACCTTCTTTTGTCTCTTGGATGCTACTGTCTTCAATAAATGATTGGTCATAACGTTGTACTTTCATTTCATGTTCTCACCACCTTTCAAGGAAAACAAAAACACTGTCACATCAATCAACAGTGTTTTTTGTTATTTATTATTTTCTTGTTCATCTTGCTCATATTTTTCTTCCTCTTCATCGTTTTTATCTAGAAAAATTAAATCATCTTCTGTCCATCCGAATTTACTTTCGGAAGAATGTTTATCTTCTTCACGTTTTTTCATTTTGTTTCACCACCTGTATGTTTATTGTTCGTATCCCTGTTTTTTCATCATATTTATCACCTATGAATTCAAATACTGTGTTTTTTTGTAGCAATAATTCCTTTTCATTTTTAAACTTCGAATATTGTGCAATATAAGCACCTTTAGTCCCTGCTGGAACCTCAATCTCAATAAGAATATACGGTCGTACGCTTCTGTTGCCTTCCTTGAATTTGGTAGATGCTGATTCAACAAACTCCTTTATAAAGCTACTGTCCATAAATGGCGTTGTACTTACATACGCTGCGTCAACAAACCTTGTGACCCCATTTTCAACATCAAGACCGCTAAGGAATAAATCATTCTTTACTGCTCTATATACCACCATATTACGCTTAATCTCAACTTTGTTCAAGGCTTGGCTTATACCGGAGTCCAACTCTTCTAAAGATTTGTCTATATCAGTTTGATTGAGGTTTTTTGTCTTGGTTCGCAAGTACTTATTCAATTTCTCAAAATCATGACCCGTATACCTGCTAATATCGGAAGCTTCGAAAAAGCCCCAATCGTATTCCTCCCATCCCTGTTCAGCTATCATCTTATCGACGTCATCGTATCTTGCTAGATTATCGAGCGGCTTAGGCGGCTTCCATTTTTCTTCCTCCTCTTGCTCTGAATTGTTAATCTTGCTTTCATCGAATTCTGGAATAGCAACACAACGACAACCATATTCTTCTCCAGGTATTGGAGCATCAGGATCGTCATAGGAGTAATATTTTCCATTTCTCTCCGCATGCGACGGTCTAACCTTATTATCTCCTGAATCCGACCACATAAAGCCGGGTATTCCTGCGCTTTTATGTCTTTTAGCAGTTATCTGCCCCATAATTGTGCCTGTTTGGTCCCTGGCGATAAATTCCGCTCTGTTTCTTGTTGCATCTGTTTCTTTTAAAAGTTCATCGCGTATTTCTTTTGTCGATTTCCCACTTGTTACTCCACGCATTACAATCTGTTCTGCTTTATCGGTAAATGATGAGCTAATAGACTTGATGTAACTGACATTTTCATTTACTTTCGCATCTACATACTCTTGTAACCAAGGTTCATTCTCAAACGGGGTAATCCCTGCTGCTCTCATTTGCTTATGCGTCTGCACCTTACTAGTTGTATTCACTGCATTCACATGTTTACGAGCCACATTCTTTGTTGCTTTGTTATTAAATATGCCAAGACTAAGACCTTTAATTCTATCAAGAACAGCTTTTATGGCATCTGCTGCGCTGTCGCTGTACAAGGCATCTGTGCGCTCATTTATTATTCTTGATATATTTGTATCATATTCATAAAAAATAACGTCAGAAAGCTCATTGACGAGTTTAACTAACGCTTTTGAATAACTTCTTTCTAAATTGAATGGATAACGTGATTTAGGTATTTTCTTAACCATCTACATTACGTTCTTTCCACTTGCTGTATACTTCTGCTGCTAATTCGTCTAAATCAGCACTATCACCATTAAATTTTGTGCTATTTTGCACCCCAAAACGTCCAAATCGAACCTCTTTTATCTCGTCAGGGTCAACAACACCGTTTGTAAGGTATATTTGGTCAGATTCTGCCGTTAACTTGCGAACTTCTGCATCTGTTTTAGAATCAAGAGACCACAGAGGATTAAACTCAATGGACCATTCAACGCTATCAGGGTCTGTTGAAGGGCCGCATTCTTCGCTACACCACATGAGCAATCTAGTTAGATATTCAAGTTGTGGCCTTAGCCTGTTTTCCTGAATAGACGAAACGCGTGCATAATAGTTCATCACATCGTACTGTGCGCCTGTAATCGTTCCTGATTCTTGTCCTTTCAGCACTGTTTTAGGCATACGGACAGCCCCGGACAAGTAATCCCATCCATAGTCTAACAAGTCCTTAACGCCAGAAATGTTAGATGCCTCTTTCTTAAGTTCTTCGTCCTTTTTTATAATCGCAAGCGCCTCTGTCCTAAACATGTAATCTAAAAGCGCAGTAAGATTCGCCTTATCATCTCGCTTCATCCCCTCAACATCATCAGTTTTATATACTTTAAAAGAAAAATCATATAGCATCTGACCAACGCTCCATAACGATGTATCCATAACTGTAATAATATCGTATAAGGATTCAAATAATGAGCGCCCCTTGGTTTCTCCTTCAAACCGCATACCTTGTTCATGAATGATTCTTGAGTGATGGACTCTTTCTGTACTTATTGAAGTTATTCCTGAGAGTATTTCCTGCCTAATCTGTGACTCCCTGTTTATCTCAAAAAATTCAACTTGTCCAAACCTATCACTGAACATATCTTCGTTAAAATATAATTGCGTCACTTTTTGCGTATTGAAAGTATTAATGTAAGGTATTTTTTTTTAACTTATCTGTTTTTATTTCAGAGCTTAAATTAGCACTATCATCATTTCCGAGCACTGTTCCAATACTTAGGAATCCATCACCATATAGGCGACAATCTGCATATAATTGTTGGAATTTGTCTTTTGCTTTCAGTTGTCGCCATTTTGATTCAATACTGTTCTTAAGTTCTTTATTTTCGCACTTCAATGTCCATCCTGCCCGGACTAAATCTTCTGGTATAATATCAATAATATTTTTGGCAATACTATTGCTAGCGTATAAATCTTCGCATTCTTTGATACCTATTATCTGAGCGTTTCCTGGTCGTTGTCGACTTAACTTATCTCGACTGTTCGCCTTACCGTGTCCAACCATAAAATCATTTCTTGTTACATGCGATCCTATTTTATTAGTGGCATCATCTATAGAATAGTTCACTTTCTCACCCCTTACATTAAGTTCTTGTATCTTTCTAATAAATTGGATTTACTTGTCATTAATTTAACTAACGCTTGCGTTAGTGCGTCGACATCGTCATCATGGGCACCATTAGGGAAGGATACTAGCTCCTCAATCACTTCATTAACCCACGGCGCATAGAGAGGATGCGGAAGGTATACATTTCCTGATTCAAATATCGGCGTTATCGCATATGCCCGCGACTCTTTCCCACCTTCTGGTTCAACTGGAATCATGCCTTGCAACTCATTTTTAAGCATCTGCATTACGGCTGGTCCATTCGCTTTATCCTCTATATATTTTGCTGTAGCGTTCGGATTTTTTTTGCTCAATCCTAGAATAGCTTGTATGGTTTCAGGCAATCCCATACGCCCATGTATTCTATCGATTAAGTATATATCTGCTTTTTTCCTACTCCACACTTGACCAGAAACAAAGTCACTATTTTTAGTGTCTTTAAACGCTAAGTCCCATGATTGTATTGTTTTGTCGAATAGTCGCGGTAAAACAGGGATATCATCGCCTAAATCATATTTTTGTTTAAACTCATTGCTAGGCGCATAAAACTTAATCCAATTCCTTTTAAATATGTTCCCCTCTGCCGGCGAAGGTCTTTGCTGGTAGAGCGCCGCCCACCCTCTCGACCCTGTTACGAGTTTTGTCCTTTTCGCCCACTTTTCATCTTTACCGATTTCAGGAGATAACGCCTCACCTATTTTACGACCTACCATGTCATTTTCTTCTTCTGCTATAGCAGGTATTTTTATTTCTTCCCAAGGCAAAGCTTTCTCTCTCAACAAACGCCCGGCTAAATCATCCTCATGCCACCGTGTCATAATCACGATGACACTCCCGTCTGCTGATAATCGAGAATAAAAAGTATCTTGCCACTCTGCATAAATTTTATCTCTTATCGTTTTACTTTCTGCTTCCGAGCGGTTTTTAATCGGATCGTCAATAACCAACAAATTACTTCCTCTACCAGTTGCCCCACCTAATATTGAAGTGCTATATAATTCTCCTAAATGCCCTTCTATCCCCCAGTTACTTACACTAGAGGATTGAGAACTAAGGTTGAGTTCAAATAATTCGTTAGCTTGAAGTCTAAATTTCTCACGGTTTTTACGACCAAATTTTTTAAAAAGTTCTTCTGAATACGAAACAACCATTGCTAATTTATCAGGATTTCGCATTAAATAGTATGCTGGGAAAGTTTCAGTAATCACCGTGCTTTTACCGTGTTGTGGTGGAATTTCAATAATATAAAACCTTTGCTCACCATCAATAATTTCCTGCAACTTACTAGATATGAGAAGTTGATGGCGTAATAACTTGTATTGTTTACCATGCGCTAAATAAAAAAAAATCGCTATAATAACGTTTTGCAAGCTCTTTTAGTGCGTTATCAGCAACCTCTTTCATATTAGCTTGTGTTGTCATTGCCATAGGCTAATCGCCTCAGTTCCTCTTCTGTTAGATTTTCATAAGGGTTAACCGCCTTAATCTCCCCAGTGTGTTCAATATTTTGTTTATCTCTCCAATGCGAAGGATTTCTATTTTTCAACCAAAAAATAGCTGCTGTTGTATCTGGAGCCACTGTTTTTACAACACTCCTATCCAGCACCTTTTTCACTTTGGGTAAAGAATTCATATATGCCCACCTCTGCTCTTGCGTCGCATTTGGATTTTCTAGATCGAACAACTCCATCTTGTCGCTCACATATTCATCTCTTTCTTCCGAATCCATTTTTTCAGTTATATATATATCTTCAACATACGAAAAGCCTACAGCCCTCTTATATAAGGCATCTTCCACCCTATAATCAGCTACAGCCTTTCCCTCTTTTAGGGACTCCGTTAATTCCGGAAATTTTGTTTTATAATCATTGAAAGAGGTTTCAGAAACGCCTAAACGCACGCACATTTCAGCTTCTGTACATCCATCACGAGACCATTTTTCAATTTCGTAAAGTCTTGGCTTCACACATGACTCATATTTACTTTTACGTCCTCTTTTTTTCGCGGCCATAGTTTCACCTTCTTTCTTACTCATTGAATTGTTAAACAGGCACTTCCACATACCCGTAACCGTTGCATTTCTTGCAAGTCACACAATCATCCTTAACCATTTCTAGCAATGATAACGTGTTAGCTTTTAATATCTTGCCTTTTCCTTTGCAACTGCCGCATTTAACTAATTTCACGTTAGGATACGCAACAATCCCACTTTCGAAGTCCGAGCGCATCATGTGTTCAAAGTTCATTCGTCATCACTCCTTGCATAATAAAAAGCCCTCGAGTGAGGACTTATAAAATAATTTATTTGATTCTATTTACTTTCCGAATCATGAATACTATTTCAAATGCGGAAATTAACAATATTATAAATTCACACAAAATAATTAAATTCCATGATAGACCGATTACGCCGATTGCTTTTGCCATAATCAACAATAACGCTATTAGAAGAAGCATGTTATCACTCCTAAATATTAAATGTAGCCTAATCCACATTAACGCTTCACAAGGATAGGTTATTATATGGATAGGCTACTAATACTCAATTTCTTCATACTAGCATTATAACTCATTAATTTGCCCGAAATCTGCCCGAAAAACGCCTGATTTCTGCCCGATTTCTGCCCGTTTTTAAAATTCCA